TGTACATTGGTCATAACCTGTGTATCACGGTTAATTCCATTTCCAATCAAAGGACGATAAGAAACCTGACTCATGTCAGCCATTAGCATGTATCCAGCCGCAATTCCTCTAAACAGTGGCTCTTTAACAAGATTAAGTGTTCCGTGAATAGTATCAATTACCATTACGGAGTGACCGAAAGCACCATTCCTAGTTGTCATGTCCACTCTGTAATTATTAGCAGAATGACCCATAGAAGCATCTAAGAATTTTCCATCGCCTAACTTGTTAAAAAACGTAATCACTGGTAAAGAACATAAAACTAGCTTGTCAGAAGCACCACCACGAGCAGGATCAAAGATTACTTCAAGATCGCTAAGCAATCTATCGTAAGTCATTTCTGCCTGTGCAACACTTCGGTAGTATGAACTACCCGAGCTATAGCTAAAATCATCATCGTTTACAGTTGGATTTACATTTTTAAGGATGTGACCTACAATTCCTTCAGAATATTGGATGCCACCTTGACGAGCTTTTTGACCGAAGAGCATAGCTCTTTCAATGTCAATTTTATGCTCACGTAGTTTGTCAGCCCATAACCTGCTCCACTCGTCTGCATACCCACGATAGCGAGTTGCATACGCTGTGTTTGTCATCTCAGCGGCTGTCTTAAAAATCTGGGTATACCCATAATTATCTTCAAGCTCTGTTGAGAAAACGTCAGGAGCACCGGAGCCTTCCTCGAAGGAAGTACCGATTATCTGAGCCGCATCATTATCGGCAAGAACATTGTATCCAGAAACGTTTGCGTTCGAGACATCAATAATCTTACCTGTGAATGAAGTTTCGCTACTACCATGTGTTACTGCTGAATCAACACGAACGACCACTTGCCCAATTCCAACATCACCTGTACGAGATGCAGTTTGAACAGCGATAACCATTCCTTTTAACAGATAGTCAACAGAGGCTCCACCAGCAGTGTCAACAGTAAACGCATAAGACGTACCTGCAGACACAGCAGAACCACCATTAACAGCTCCTTTCAAAAGAAGAGAACGGTCAGTAAAGTTGATTTTATTACGATTTTCCAAGTAACGAAATACTGGATCATCGGTAGGTGCTTTGGCTACTTGAGAAAGATACACGAAGAATGGAGATTCTTCAGGGGCTAATTCTGCTACCCTGTCTCCAAAATTAAATATCCGTCTCCTATCAGGAGCCTGACCTACACCAGCAGAGGAAGTAGAAGCTGTGATATCACTGGACTTTAAAGTGCCAGTATTGTATGATATTGCCATTTTATTACCTCTTGGTTTGTGGTTTGTTTGTTATGTCACGGTAATCGCAAAGAGCCACTATTGCCCATGACGGCATCAAAAATCTTATCAGTATCATTTTTTTGTGATGTCTGAGGTTGACCTTGAAGAACGCCAGCAGTTCTAGGAGCTTGTTTTGCCGCATTTACCGCTTCCATTGTATCGTTGTTAGCAACGGATTGACCGTTTTGCATCTGCCAAAGCTTTACTAGGTTATTCAAACCTACTTGTTCTTTTGGTTTTGTAGTGAATTGTAAGAACTCTTGAATGTCGCTATCAGACATTTTATACGTTCCTCTCAATTCATTTACAGTATTTTGCATTTGCATATCAGCTTGTATCTGTTGCTGTTGTTGGGATAACGCAGAAGTCAATCTCTGATTCACTAACGATTCTATCTTATTGTTTACATATCGCCCTGATTCAGAGTTTTCATCTGTAAAAGCATCCCAAGGATTGAAATCATCCTTCCCGACACTAGGTTCGTTTTGCTGTTGAGCTTGTGGTTGAGCTATACCGCTTTCAAGTGCCTGTACCAAGTCAGGTCTCTGCTCCAATAACTGAAGTATTTGTGCTCCTTGTTGTAATCTTGCATTTTCAGCTTGTGACCGATCATACATAGATTGGAACTTCTTAGCTTCAGCTTCATAATCCATTGAAGTAGCTGGTTCTTGTACTGGTTCTTGAATTGTATCTGGATTTTCAGGCCCAGATTGTTGATTTACGATATCTTCCACGAAATTCTCATTAGTTACGACTTGATCGTTTTGGACATTTACTTCCTGTTGTTCTGTTGTAGACATAGTCTCTCCTTAGATGTCTCTAGGCTTCAGGAGTAGAACTGACTTTTCTCTGAACATCTTTCAGATTACTAGCCAATTTCTCCACCTCTAGCTTCACCTCGTTTTCTAGTTTACTACGTTGCACTCTTCTGTCAGCCTTAGATTCTGAAGAAACTTCAGATAGTCTAGATTTAAACTTTTCAACCTCGACTCTTTTTCTATCACTGACAGACTCTCGTTGTGCGGTTTGCAAGTCACCCTGCAAATTCTTTATCTGATCCTGCATCGCTTGAACTTGTTGTTGCAGTAACTGCTTCTCTTCTGTTCTACGCATAATACCTTCCTTATCAAACAATTCAGGATTCTTTTTTAATACTTCATACCTATCAACAATTCCCATTTGAAACGCCTCTAAATACACTGCAAGTTCTGCATACTTACTAGAGGGCATTGTTGAACCCGGCTCAATTCTTATATCATGCTGTTCTAAGGCATGACGTTCTTTCTTTAGGTCTAACACGGCACCAGAAACGTCTGTGTAAAAATTTGCCATAACTTCTGTTATGTTGTTATTTGGCTGTGCTAAACGAAAAATCTTTTTATAAGTGTAGTGACCTTTAGACAGGTTATACAAAACCTTACCCAATTTATTAATACTAAACTCTATATCTCGAAGTTTAGACTTTGGTCTTTCGCTTCCTAATGCAATCATTCTTTCTGTTGCTCTCATTGTTTCCGGTGCTTTTTCTGCAAAGCCATGCATCATTTCTGGAAGACCAAATATAAAATCTATATAAAACTCTGACTGCTGTATTAATCTGTAAAACTCACCAGCTAACGGTTGAGGGGCTGGGTAGTGCGGCTCGCCTTGGGATGAGTCTACTTCTATAACAGCGTTGGGATTCGCCCAGTCTTTTTCGAGTTGATTTACGTCCTCCACACTACCCAAAGGTACTAATAATTTTAAACCTGCTGAAGCTTGTGCATGCGACAAAGCCAATGACCAAAGTTTATTTAACAATCTTTGCATAGGTCGTGCCCTAGAAATATCTGATTTTGGATAAGGGGTGCCAGTCCAGATATTTGGAAGGGGTACAATAGGATACTCATCTGTATTCAGTGTTTGTTCATAGAGCACCACCTCGCCCATAGATGCACAAACCTTTACACGAGTTTGTAGCACACGCACCGCTGTAAACGCACCTATGTCAAAAGCTTCAGAGTTTTCTTGAAAGAAAGCAGTGTATTCCTCTTCAGACAATATATCTTCTTCTTGAGTCTTCATATTAATAATTCTAAAATAAGGAACTTTAATTTTATAAAATCTTTCTAATACTTGATATTTTTTTACTTGATAATAATCTTTATCTTTTACTTCTGCCGGAGTAAATACCGTCATAGAATTTTTATTACTAGAAGAAGGATAATCTTCTTCATCATACGTAAAACCAGCAATGTCATTAATTATTCCGGGAATAGTTTCCCCTGTTGCGGGGTCTGTAGTATCTCCCAATTCTGGGTAGAGGTTAACGGCTTGCTCACCTGTAAGGATGGTGGAAAGGATTATACCATCTGAATCGCTAAACCAACGATCACGAGAGCTCGGAGAAGCATATACTCTGAATGGGTCAACATAGGTAAACTTAACGTCACCTCTACCAAAATCTGATTCCGCATCAATGTAAGCATACAAGTAACCCATACCAGTAGTAGCATAGTCCTGTATAGCCTGTTTCATTTGCCAGTCTCCATCAGACTTCTGCCAAACATAACCCATTACCGTTCTCCACAATGTAGCAACTTGCACATCAGAGTCTTCTCTAGGGGTTATTGTAAATGCAGGAGGTCTTGATGTAAGTACTGCTTTAAATTTTTCTATTGCCGCAGAAACCCTATCCATTGGTATATCTGCTTGATTTCTAGATGCCAACTCATCTGACTCGTCTTGGCTAAAATGATTTCCTAAATAAAAATCAATATCTTGACGTGCTTCTGTGTCCCAGTCAGCTCGTGAGTCTCGCCATTGGCGATATAACTCATCATTGTATAATGCTCTTGGGTCTTGTTCCATAGGTTAAAAGGGCATGCCCCTCATCATTATCATTCTCTGTAACA